CTCGAGGATTTGCCGTCGGTCACGAACAACGATAACCGAGCGGTCTGCGCCGACGCCCCCGCCGATATCAACGCCCATAGTCGGGGGTCCGGGCGGTAAATCTCGCCATAACTCATCATGCGGGATGTCCTCGCGAGTGCAGGCGTCGAGCCACGCCCGGGGGATGAATGCGACGCTCTCCGCACCCGGGAACCGACCCAGGATATTCGACCACCACCAGGGGGAGTTCTCGCCGTGGATCTCGCGCTGTTGCTCGAGGAACGCCCGGCACACCGCTCCCACGGGCGAGAAGTCGCGCCGGGCGTCGGGATGCTCGAGGCTGCTGATCGGCACCGTGGCGAGGTTGCTACTGCCCTTCTCGGCGATCTCGTGGAGCTCGCGGAAGTGGCAGTCATACCGGATCGGGTTGCCGCTCACGACCAGGCGCGTGGGCACCAGCCCGTGGATCGAGTCCCAGATGTCCGACTTGATGCCGCTGGCCTCGTCCACGATCACCAGGAGGTCCGGGGCGTGCTGGCCGCTGAAGCCCTCGGGCCGGTCGGCCGCGAAGCCCAGCGCTCCCCAGCGCGTCCCGTGGCGAACCACGAGCCGCTGCGGCGAGCTGTAGCCCTCGGTGATGTGATCATAACCCAGAGGCACGCGCGAGCCTCTCAGGGCTTCCCGTAGCTCTTTCCAGAGCACGCTGACGACCTGCCGGTGGTCCGGGCCGGTGGTGATCACCAGCGAGTTCGGCCGCGTGTAGAGCCACCATAGTACCAGGCCCGCGAGGAGATAGCTCTTGCCCACCGCACGGCCCGCCGGGACGACAGTGATCGGGCTCGAGGCGATCGCCTCACAGACCGCGATCTGCTTCGCCCAGAGCGTCCGGCCCAGGATCTCCGCCTGGAACCGGGCCGGATCGTTCGCCAGGCCCAGCAGGTAGTGGCGGATCTGTTCGCGGCGATCCATCGAGCACGTCATCCCAGACACTGCGGCAATCCTCCGGGGTGTCGGGTCGCTCGAGCTTGTCGCGTTCGAGCTGGAGACGTTCGTCGGCCTGATCGATGCGATCGACGCAGGCGAGGAATGCCAGTGCCGCTCTGCCCTTGCCGAGGTCGTCTGACTCGAGGAACCGCCGGGCCAGCTCGAGCGCGGCCGTCTTCATGTCGTCGGGCACGCCCCAGCGCTCGCGGCGCGCACGGCGTGCCAGCGCCAGGTCGGATCGCGAGGTCAGAGGCTCGGTAGGTCGGTCGGCATCCAAGCGATGCTCAGAGGCAGAGGCAGGCGAGGTGCACCAGCACGACCGCGACGGCGGCCAGGTAGGCGAGCCGGGAGTCGCGGCGGCTGCTCTGATGCATGAGCTCGGTGAGCTCGGGATATGCGTAGGTCATGGCGGTGGTCTCAGGCCATACCCGCGAGCGCGGCGAGCCCAGGTTGGTGGGGCGTCGCGTGCCAAGCGTGCGCTTCGAGCGGGCGGCGCGATGTCAGGTCGTGACACTACTCTCTATCGGCCGGTGTTCAGTTTTTCGATAGGCGGTAGGGCGTAAACCTATACGACGCACACTTATGTGTATTTTTCGCGTGTTTAAAGCCGGGGTAGTGGCGGCGGACCATCTGCGCGACCGAGGCGGGGGAGTAGCCCATCGCCTCGGCGACAGCGCGGCACGTCCAGCCGGCCGCCACCACCAGGTCAGCACACATCAGCCCTTCGATCCGCCACGGGGCCAGGTCGCGGATCGTGCGTGTCGTTACTCGCGGTGCCATCGCTCAGCGCTCCGGGCCCCTGGCCCCTGGTGAGGATCGAGTGCGGGAGGTCGGATGGATGGCGGGGTCGACCCGCGCGACCCCTACATCCCTCACTATCGTGAGTGCGCTACGATCCGAACACGGATTCCGCGCGGGCCCACCTCCCATGCGTCGTTACAACCCATATTGCCCATGCTACCGTACCCCCTCCGGAACATCCGGTGCAACGTTCGTTGCACGGAACGTACCAACAGCTTAGAATGGTGTACAGAGGGGGTGTCGCATGCAGAAATACCTCGGACTGGCGCGAGTGAGCACCGCGAAGCAAGGAGAGGACGGCCTGGGCATTGGCTCGGGCGTCGATGATATCAATACTTACATGCGTCAGAATGGAGGCGAGTTGATCGATATCCTCAAGGAAGTCGAGAGCGGGAAGCATAAGGATATCATTGATCGTCCGGTGCTGCTCAAGGCACTTGCCATATGCAAACGTCGTAATGCGATCCTGCTGATTCCCAAGATCGATCGGTTGACGCGCTCCACCGAGCTGGCGGCGGATGTCAAGCGATCGGGAGTCCGGTTCCTGGCCTGCGACATGCCGCAAGCCAATGAGTTCACCCTGGATATCCTGGTTGCAGTTGCGGCACAGGAACGACGGGCAATCAGCGACCGCACACGCAAGGCCCTCGAGACCTACCGGCGCGAGAAGCGGGTGAGCAAGCGGATCCGGGCGCTCTATCCGGATGGCGTCCCGCCCGAGGTGGTCGAGGCAACTGCCGGGAAGCTCGGCGCTCACCTCGTGGGGTGCAAGCTCACGCCCGAAGCGAGAGCGAGGGGAAATGCGCGGTCGAATGCACGGCGGCATCGCGAAGCCATCGACGACTACGCAGACCTGGTGCCCGAGATCCTATCCATGCGCCAGCAGGGTCAATCGCTCCGCGCGATAGCGCACACACTGAACTTGCAGGGGAATACCACGCGGCGGAACCGGGATTGGAGTCACGTCCAGGTCAAGCGCGTCCTCGATCGTGCGCAGCAAAAAACCCCGGAGCACCGAGCCCCGGGGTAGACGTGCGACATCTCCGCCCGGGCCAGCGATCCGGCATCCCGGGCGAGTCGAGAGTATCACTCTGGCTCGAGCCGGTCAAACCGCTCGAGGAGCTCCACCTCGAGATGTCCCGGCGGGAGGTATTTGAGCCGGAGCTGGTACACCGCGCGTGTGGCCAGGTCGCGGATCGCGACCCCGTCCTGGCCGTAGGAGACCGAGTAGGCGGCCTCCCACTCTGCGCGCGGGAGCCAGCCGCCCACCAGCGCGAACAGGTCGCGTGCGATCCGGTCGGCGGGGTCATCTTCGGACATGGCTCGCTCCATGAAAATCACTCCGGTTCCATCCGGTCAAACCGCTCGAGGAGCTCCACCTCGGGGTGTCCCGGCGGGAGGTAGTCGAGCCGGAGCCGGTACACCGCGCGCGTGGCCAGGTCGCGGATCGCTACGCCCTCGTGGCCGTAGAAGACGCTGTACATTTCGTCCCAGATCGCGCGCGGGAGCCACCCGCCCACGAGCGCGAACAGGTCGCGTGCGATCCGGTCGGTGGGGTCGTCTTCGGGCATCGAACTGCTCCACGAAAAACCCCCCGGGAACACCCCGGGGGGCCACGCTTCACCGACGCACAAGGCTGGGAGCACGGAGTCTACCGGGCCGATCTACCCCGTGTCCAGATCGGCCCAGGTCCGCCCCAATGCGGCGAGCACGCGGGCGATTGTGCTGATCCTCGGGTCACCGCGGTAGCCCGAGAGGAGCTGACTCAGCTGCGACTGGCTCATGCCGGCCGCCTCGGCGATGGCGCCTTGCGAGCGGCCATCCGCCTCGGCGAGTTCGCGGAACCGGTCCAACGCGTCGGGGCCGTGAGGCGGGGCAGGTTTGGTGCGGGGCATGGTCAGCTCCGGATGATCAGACCAAGTCCAAGCTCGGAGTAGCCGAAGACATGCCGTCCGTCGTGCTCACTGAGATGGCCGAGCCACGTAATGTTGGTGGTCCCCTCCCACAGCTTCATGACGTCCTTGTCGGCGACTCCCTCGGGGATATCCGTAATCTGTACGATCTGAATCGAAGCGTCCCCGTTGCACCCCGGCGTGGCCAAGGGGCTGGCCAGTGTGTGAGCCCCGGTGTGAACTGAGAACTTGATCTTGATACTGCGTCCGGCTGTCGCTGTCATTTTGGTCTCTCCCCCCCCTCGTCGGACCTCGTAGGGTCCGCTGAACCGTGCGTGCGGCGAGGTAATCCCGTCCGCCACTCTGTCGATAACTCGTCCTCGAAGTCGTCGTCGAAGTCATTCCACGTTCCCGCCGGATACGGACGCGGGACCGACGGACGACTGGATAGTGCCGCGCGGTGAACATCAATCATCTTCGCGCGCCACCCTGGGTCAGGGTCCGAGGCTCGCGGCGGAGTGGACACCAGAACCTCGATCCACGCCGGCCTCGAGATGTCGACGTACGCATCCCACTCCATTTGCACGGCGCGCTCGTAAGCGAGACGAGCCGCAATATGCTTGCCACGGCGTAGTAAGCGATCGGGCTCCCGCATCCACTCTGTGCGGGCCG